GCTACGTCGATGATCGCGCCTACACGTGATTTATTCACGATGGAATAGATCGCCGAATATCCTCGGGAGTTGGATTTTTGTACTCCCATCGTGTAACCAATTCCCGAGCGCACTTCTGCCCCGCGGAATAATGGAAAACCACGGTGAGAAAATTCCGAATTGTGCGCGGTTATCTTACGACCTTTTCCAACACCAAAATTTGATAATCCAGTGATCTCATTTGGAATATCCCGCTTGACGTCGTAAGTAATTTCCCGGAGAGCCTTTCGGATTTCATTATTCATCTGCTTATAGAGATCCGGCGCGAATTGTCGGAGGGCGCGTCTAGTTTCGCGTAACCCTTCGATTTTTACTGGCATTAGTTATCGCCGCCGCTCTATCGCTCATCGCTAATATTAATGTCTCTAATTCCATGCGATCTAATCGTGCTATTTCGCGCGGTGAAATTCCTGTCTCTAGTGCTATTTGTGCCACTAGATAATGAAGGGTTCCCCGCCCTAGACTTTTTTTGAGAATTCATCGCTTGCGTCATATTCAACCTTTTTCAACGTTTTTATGAATTCGATCCCGAACGGCTTGACGATAATACCCTCAATAGTCTGGAGAGCCCTCCAAGCGAGCCAAAATAGATCGGATTGCTTTTCGCTTTCCCGGAATTTTTTATATATGCCGGTATTAAATTCCGCCTCGAACGCGTACTCGATTTCGGGAGTAATTTCCACGATCCGAGGGTCGGAATCTTTGAGTGTAATAACCAGATGAGCCATAGCATTTCCCCTTTGAATTGTTTAGACGATTGCGAAAGTAACCGCACCTACTACGGTGAGCGAGAGGCTTTGAATACTGAGATCCCCAACTTTTCCGGATACCGGGGTCAATTTATTAATGAGTACCGAGAACGTATATTTGGGGTTGGTAGCCGATACCGCGGCGGCGGTGTTTTTGAGTACTACGGATACCGCGGTTCCATAATTGGCTTGAAGCATGGCCAAAATTGAGGCAGATTGGTCATTAAGGAAATCTACTTGAAGCGTGGCAGATTCTAATCCCTTTTGGAATGAATGCCCGGAAGCAGTACCAGCCGTTACCGCGGCGGTATTTTCCACTTCATCGAATTGTTGGTTAAGGGTACAACTGGAAATATGGTCAGAATAATCGACCGCGGCAATAGTAAGTGAGACACCTTGTTGAATAAATACGGCCATAATATTTCCCCTTAGGCGGTGGCGTAGGTAACTACGCTATTGACGGTGAATTGTACGGATTGAACGGCTATGTCGCCGATTTTCCCCGCTACCGGGGTCAATTTATTAATGAGAATATTCCCGGTGTATTTCGGATTGGATACGGAAGCTGTCGAGCCATTATTCATAAGTACGAATGGTACGGAGGAACCATAAGCGGCTTGGAGAGTTTGGAGTGTTTTAGCCGCTACTAGATCATTAAGGAAATCAATTTGAAGCGTCGCCGCCTCTAAACCTTTCACGAATCGATGAGAGAGGTCGGTCATTGTGGTAACTTCCACTTCATCAAATTGTTGGGTAAGGGTTGCCCCCATTACGTGATCGGACATATCTACCGAGTTAATCATGAGATACGTCGCTGTATTGACGAACGAAGCCATTAGTTATCCTCCTCTTTGCTTGTCTTTGGTGAATCTTGAACCATCATCGCGCCACATTCTAAGAGCGCTTGGATATTAGTATCCGGCAATAAATCTGCCTCGGTAATAATAGATCCTCCCTCTTTACCGTTAAGGATAACGCCATCATTCACTTTATATCTTGCCATTAGTTACCCCCAAGAGGTTAGTATCGAGATCGGAATTTCACACATAAGTAAATTATTATCTCCGTTTACAGTTGGAGAAGTTACCGCCCCGATAGTCATCGAGATTCCGCTCGAACATAATCGGGAAAATATCGCGCTCGCATATTGCTCTAATTCTAATAAATTGCCTTGATTATCCCGGTACGCCACGACCGCGACGATCTTAAATCTTGCCATTGGGCTAATGGAATACGCCATATTATTTGTCGGCGTGATATATGGATCGTCGGGTTGAATGATGACACTATTAGCGATCACGGTCGAGGGAACGTAGGCGAATACTTGCCATACGGAAGTGTTAGCGAGATCGGCCGCGAGCGTAGCGCGTAAATCGGTAATTTTTGGATTAGCCATTATCCCACCATCGAGCCGGGCGAAAGATAATCCGAGATTAATCCACGTACCCGCGCAATGAGTGTATTACCCATCTTGTACGGTGACGGAGTGAAGTCCGGGGAAGTACCTCCGGCGGAATCGGAATTATGGGCTTGCCAAATATCCACCGCCACCATAAGAGAAGCTTCTCGAATTTCGGGTACGACGGAGTAATCAATATCGCTAGAACCTGTAACGCTACCGATAGGAATAACCGCGTGGGCGGGAACATCGGTAGCCCCCGACGTAGTTACCGTAATGGTGTAATCGGTAACGCCGGTAATAGTTTTAGCCCCATTTATTTTCGCACCATTACCAGCGATCGTTACCGATTGCCCAAGATAAAGAACATGAGGAATATCGAACGTCAACGTCGCGACGTTGGAAAGAATGGAATATCGAGAATTAAACGATCGATTGAACCATAATTTCCCTTTGACGATATTTTCTGCCGATTGGCATATTTCCTCGACCACGGTGTCAGAATAGAGAACGCCGATACCTAGCGCCGCGCGTAATTCGGCGTTGGTCACATAAGAGGCGGTCATTATCTATTCCTTCCCGGTAATGCTCCCGAGGATAGGCTCATATCCCCGGGAACTATATGTGATCTTTTAGACGTTGAAGCGGCGGACACCGGCGGTTTTAAGAACCTGAACCGCGGCGTATCCATACAACTCTACGTCAATTTGACCGGTTGCCAGAACATTAAGACGCAACTGTGTAACCGGAGATTCCCAATACATAACGGAATCTGGAGCGACCAAGAACATCGAATCATCGATGAGGCCGGCGGTCGTAATATTGTGATCCACATAAAGATTCGTAGACAACACATTACCGACGAGAGAATCGGTAGTGACGTTACCACCGGCGTTGTAAGTCGCACCCTGTGCGAAATAGAGAGGGCGACCAGTTGTATCGGCGTAACCCATAATCGCCGCCCATTGATCGGTGGAGGCTACGAGATTCTTAGCGAAATCTCCGCCTGTACCCTTGTAAGCGGCGGCAGATTCTACCGCAATGAAGGATTGAAGCCCGGCGGCGGTTGCCGCGACAACTGTTCCTGCCGTACCACCGGCGAGCGCCGTTAGAGCGTAGTTGTCGGTGTCTTTTGCGTAAGCCTTATTTAATTCGGTCATAAGGAGGTCGTAGAACATTGGAGAGGATCGATCGAACATTTCGAACGATACGCGGTTCTTTCCTGCCTTTTTAACCACCGATACGGTGATGTAATCGGAGGTCATGCCTGTCTCGGAGACGGCCACATTTTCCGCGGTGGTGGCGATAGTTGGAGCGGTGACGAGCCGAGGGATCGTAAATGATAATCCGGTTTCGACGAGTGGAGCCTTAGTAATGGCGTCGATCGCTGGTCGGCGACCGTCGAACGTATTAGTAATAAACTTCTGGAGATGAAGCGGAAGAGTTAAACCTGTATTTGTCGATGAAGTATCATCGGCGGCGGTGATCCAATTACCAGATGAATCGAGAGCCGCGGAAAGTGCTTTTTTAGATTGGTCATCGTAAGCTGCTAATGCTCTTACTGAATCCTCGAATCCCTCGCCTTTACCCGCGACGATGAGAGAGTGTTTCAAATAAGCGCCCGAGGTAATTGGCGCGAGACGTGGAGTAGTAGTTGCGCCGCCAGCTGTAATTACTGGAGCGGCGATGGTTGGTCGTGAGGCTTCCACCGATGGCGCGGCCTCTTTTGGTGCTTCGGTAGTAGCGGCTTGATCGCTCACTTCTGCCTCACTTTCCTTAGTTGTTGGTTTGTCTATGGGTACTTCTTGCTCACCTTGTGAGGCGGCAACACTTTTCACTTCTGCGGAATGGAACGCCGCGCTTGATACGAGAGATGTCTCCCGGAGAATGGAATCGGTGACAACAAGATTCCCGGAACGATCGCGTTTCGAATCTACGACCTCGATCCCTACTGATAATCCGGCGCGGATTCCTTCGCTGGCTTCGATGAGCGCGTCGGAACCTTTAGAGGAATTCGATACCTTGAATGAGGCGAATAAACCTAGATCCGTTACGTCTAAGGAAATCATGCGGCCGATAGGCTGTTTTTTGTCATGCTCTAGGCGTAACGGAATTTTCGAAATTTCCCCATCGGTACGAATGGAATTCGCGGCGAAAATTGTAGCCCCCGCGGAAGTGTGACCGACCTCGCCGTATGGAGCGATCTTTCCCGAGATAATTCTCCGAGCAGAATCGGCGGCGGTTAATTCGGTATCAAAATTAATTAATTGTATTTCGCTCATGGAGTAGTTGCTCCTTCATTTTCGATCGGTGGAGTAGGCGAAATTTCATTAGTGGAGGGCGCTAAATCCTCCATATCTTGCGCGGTAGGAATATCGATTAAGCCTAGAGTTAATAACTTTTCGATCACCGTTAAACGATCGAGAGCATTAGCCCGGAGGAATGTCTCGTCTAAATCGATCCTCACCTCTTGGCCGCGAGGGGTTATATCCTCCATCGATAATCGATCCTCAACCGCGGAAATATACGGTTGTAAAGAATTAGCGACGAAATCACGCCTCTTATCTTGAATATTTGAATATGTCATCGGTCGTGTAGTTTCCGCGGATATGTCTGCCGCTTCGATATTACACATACGCGCACATTCAAGCGCCATATTCTGTATCGCTTCGACATACATCATATCCTTAGGCGAGAACGATTGAGTATTGAAATCGAGTGAAGCCGATACGTAAGCGATTGAATTATTAGACCGAGCAGTACGCCACGCGCTAAGAATTCCTTGAACTTCTCCATCGGATAATTCCGCGCCATTGTTTTTAAGAACTCCGGCGGGCATAGGAGAGGCGGCGGCAATACGCGCGGCTTTCTGTAAGTCGATCGCCGCCCGGATAGTATTACCGCCCCTCGAAAGTATCCCCTCGTCTAAAGCTTGGAAAGTGACAAGAGAATTTAATCCCGACATGGGTACGTTTTCCCCATCGACATAATATCCAATTACTTCTGTGGTGTTCTTGTTGTAATTCGCTGATACACGCTGATTATCTACCCATCGGAACCGCGCCGGGCGACCATCATCGGCGTAAATTTCCGTTATCTGCCAAAAAGAAATTCCATAGAAAAATAAACTGTCGAATGTCCAAGCCATCGTGACCGCTCTGGCTTGCGAGGCGCTTGGTTGGTCAAGCCATAAAGGATTGGGTAATTCTTGATCGTCACGTTTAAGTTGTAACGGCGAGGTCGCGGGAACTCCAACGATGAGATTCCGACACCGGGCGATCGCTGGAACGCTCATAGCTTCGGCGCGAGTGACCGGGGTAGTGACCACCTGCCACCAGACGGAATCGCCTCTGACTTGTGGGTTTTTTTGCGCCTCGATAATGAGGGGAGACTTAGTGGCGCGAGTGAGGCCGAATAATCCCATAAAGTAACCTTATACCCTCCAAATACCATAATCCCACGTCATAAGCGGGGATATATTTCGGCGTGTCGGTCTATACCACTACTCTAGCCCGCTCTTGCGGCTTAGCAAATTCATAAACCAACATAGCCAGCCCGATCGCGATCGTCACATCTCCCGCGGATTTCCGCCGAATTATTCGCCAGCCGCCATCGTTAGTTTTCATCGCACAATTATTGAGGTGTTGAACCAGATCGGATTGCCCGGTATGAACGATCCGGTTATTCACGAATGAATCGAGAAGCACACCGCAAGCCTGATAGAAGGTTTGACCCGATATATCCTCGCACTTATATCCAGTACGTTCTAACCGGGCGACGATTGAGGCGGTTGTATATTTGTCGTAGAGGATTTTCGTCGGTTTTAGAGACTTTCCTAATTCGGCTATATCTGCCGCCATTTTAAGATCATCGATAGCTATATCACTCGCCCACATTTTGACCACGGCAACCGCCACCCGGCCATCGGGTAGAACCTTTCCAACTTGAAGCGATCCGATCCGGCGGCTCGGTGAGACGTCGATCGAAAATAAAGTAGATCCGCCCGGTTCAATAACTAAACCGGTATCGGAGGTAGCTTCGATAACGCCTTCTGGCCACGGCGAGGTAAGAGAATCTATCCATTGGCATAAAGTCTCGGTACGTGTCGCCTCAATAGAGGAGGTGCTAATCGATTCCTCGATCGTCGCTTCGGAGATCAATATTCCTAGCGAGGGGTTACTCATCGCCCACGCTTTTCTATCATTGATCTTACAATTTACCGGAGCCGAATACTCGTACCAGCCAAGAGTAATAGGAGGATAGGAGAGGGCGGAATTCCTAAGGTCATTCAATACCTCGGAGAATGCGTCGCCAGCGTTGGAAGTAATGAAGGTTTGGGCATTTGGTCGCGCCCTCGTAACTGGTTTAGCAGCTGTCCACGCTTCGGGTTTTACCTCTCGTAACTCATCGACATAGAGGAGATCCGCGGTACGACCTCGGGAAGCGCCTCTAGTTGCGGCCGCTACCGTATAAGTGCCACCATTCTTAAACTTAATCGATTCTGATCCATTGGCAAATCGGATCCTGCCTAATAATTGATCGGCGAGGAATCCGTTACTCTCAATAATGGCGGCGACCTCTAGGAATGTATCTAAGGCTAGCCCACGATCGGAGGAGATCCCGAGTATTTTCTCGCCCCATAATAACCCGGCTAGAATCCGCATTCGGGCGAGATGAGTTTTACCATTCTGCCGGGCGACCAATAACCCACACGTTTTCCTAATGAAATTTCCGTCATCATCGACTTTCAACATATCATCGAGAATTACCTTCTGCCACTCCATAAGAGGCATACCGATATTCTCGGCGAGCGTGACCACTTCCCCGACTTTGCTAGCACCATCAAGGAATGGGGTATGAACTCGCGGGTAAACACTGCCTACCAACGGCGCTTTTACTTTGACAATATCCCCGGCAGTGACCAGTTTTAACTTTTGGGTTTTCTGGCTCATATCCGGGCATTCTGGATAATAAACGGATTTGTTGGTTCGGTTACGCTCATTAAGGGAGAGATAGAAGGGAAAAGAGAAGGGGGGTAGATACCCCTACCAAAAAAATCGCCACCAGGCTTAGGTGCGACGTCACGACCACCTTTAGCACTATTACATGGCTTACAACAAGCGACTAAATTATCTAATGAATCACTACCTCCCTTGACCCGAGGAATCACGTGATCGACGCTATTAGCCTGGTCGTGGCAGTATTGACACGTATATTCATCGCGCTTTAGGACTATGAGTCTGAGCCGCTTCCAGTTACTTGATCCTAAGTGAGAGTTATCGCCTACCCGAGCCATTAGTACCAGCCTTTCCTATACGAATGAGTAAGTGCTTTACATATTGAACCATACCTAGCCCCTATGTACGAGATCCCCGCGTCTATCTGATCTAATGGATTGAGGCCATACATTCGCTTAATGGGTAATTGAGGTATGCCGTAATAAGCACCATTCCGGGCAGTTGTACGCCAATTACTTTCCCGGTTCCATAATGTAATCAGACATTCCATACCGGATCTATCCCGCCCTATCTTGCTATACGCGTACGAGTGATATAAGGCTTGTACATTAAGAGGCTTTTGAGAAGTAGTTAGATGTATCATTTTCATAGAATGAGTAGCTTCTATATCTTTGTTATTGTCATTATCTATTGCGCTCATCATTACGAGCCCTAGTAATAGAGCGCCCCCAATAGCGAAAGACCGGCTTGCCGAGCGATTTCCCTTCGGGCTCGCAAGCGCGATCGTTAGCGTAACATCGGTGTCAATATGTGGATAACTCATAAAATGTAAATCCCCACGTCGTGCCGCGTAATGTCCGATTTTGACCATACGGCGTGTCTCAGGTTATCCACAAGCATATCTAACCTGTGGATAAC